CGGCATTGTGAACGCTGCGAGGAACACCTGCCCGTCTGTGCCAAGCGCCCGCTCGAGCTCCTCACGCGCCTGCGACCCGGTGAACGATGCGACGTTAGACGGGTCGTCGAGGAAGTCCTGCACCAGGGTGTTGACGTCCTCGTCGCGGGCGATGATCTCCACGCCCTGGCCCCACACGTAAGCCGTGCGGAGCAGCAGGCCGCGCTTGATCAGCGGGGACGCGATCGCCATCACCCGGCAGTTGACGGCGATGCGACCGAGACCAGCACGGGTGAGCGCGAGGTCCATCTCGATCCCGAGGCGGCGCCAGCCGGCGTCTTCGGCCGCGAACTCGACGTCGGCCATGCCCTCGAGGAGCAGTTCGTTGTCGTTGAGGGCCTGGTCGAGACGCTCGGTCAGGTCGATGATCGTGGCCGAGGTCGCTGCCGGTGCGGGCCAGTCGGGCATGGGCTGGCCTCCTCAAGGCTCATCAGTACGGGGCGATCGCGAAGTCGTCGAGCTCGCTGTCGAGGTCGGAGTCCGTGACGAGGTCCTCGCCGGCGAGCAGCGGCTGCACGATCAGCCGGTTCAGCGCCTGGGTGAGCGCGTCGACCTGGTCGTCGTTGGTGGCGTTCGGGAAGCCGGCGCACTCCTCGATCAGCCCGCCGACCCACGGCGCCATCGACGGCTGGGGGAGCCACACGTTGCCGGCTTCGACCAGCGGCGAGATCGCGTGCGCGCGGGCTTCCTTCGAGCCTTGGGGCTCCTCGGGCACGAGCCCGGGCAGGATCCGGCGAAGCGAGGCGATGACCGCGGTGCCGTTCGCCTTGTCCTCGACGATCTTCAGCAGCGCCTGCGGCCATCTGGCCGCGAGCTCGGTCACCTTCGCGCACGTGGTCGGGAAGTCCCATTGGCCGCGGACCTGGTCGAGCAGGTACGCGTCCGCGCCGCGGCGGCCCCAGACCTGCCCGACGACGAAGTCGGCGTCCTCGGTGTCCTTGAACGCCATGTCCCAGGACATCAGCAGGTCGTCGAACCCGGTCACGACCCGCGACCCGTCGTCCCGCTCGAGCCACTGTGGCTGGTCGTACCGCTGCCACCAGTCGCGCTTGAGGATCGTGCCCTCGACCGGCGAGGGCCGGCCCTGGTACATCGCGGTCCAGACCCGGGAGCCGACCTCGCGGCGCTTCTGGATCCAGTCTTCGTCGGTGCGGCCGCGGGCGGACTCCATGAACTCGCCGGGCTTCCGGTCGAGTGGGTCCGGGATCCCGTGGTCTGGGTCGTCCTCGGGGAGCTTGCTGGTGTCGATCGCCTCGGCCGGGATGTTGAGGACCTGCCACAGGTCGGGGTACTCGGAGCGCAGCCAGCCCGACAGGTCGTCTTGACGCCACCTGGTCTGGACGATCACCACCGGCGCCTTCGGGGCCAGGCGCAGCAGCGCGACCGAGGTCCAGAACCGGCGCACCGTCTGGCGCCACGCCTTCGAGTCGGCCTGCTTCTCGTCCTTGTACGGGTCGTCGATGATCAGCACGTCGACGGGCTTGCCGGTCAGGGATCCCTCGATGCCGACGCAGATCACTCCGCCGCGGTAGCCGAGGAGCTTGAACTCGTGCTTCGCCTGGGAGCTCGGGGAGAGTGTCAGGCCGAGCTGCGGGTTGGCCTTGAGGATGTCGCGGATGGCCTCGCCGAACTCCTTGGCCAGGCCGAACCCGTTGGACACGATCGCGATGCGGAGGTTCGGGTTGCGGTGCAGCATCCACAGGGCGAACCAGACTGAGACGCGGACGGACTTGCCCTCCTGGGGCGGCATCGAGATCATCTGCCGCTGGGTGCGGCCGACCGCGACGTCGGCGAGGCGCTCGTCGATGAGGGCGAGCACTGGGGTCTGTACGGTCGACCTGTCGAGCGCGATCGCCATCTCGCCGGGCGTCTTCCACGGCTGCGCGCGGAGCTCGGGCGCGAGCGTGGTTGCGATCATGTCGAGCCAGAGATCATCGGAGCCAGCGGTGGCGGTCATCGGCCGACCAGCCAGTCCAGCAACTGGTTGATGCGCTGGTGCGCGATCGCCTTCGACGGTGACGCCTCGGGCAGAACCTTCGCCACTTCGTTGCATGCCTTCAGCTCGGCTTCGATCACGTGCCGCGGCGAGTCCTGCGTGGTTGGCCCAGGCTGTGTGGTGGCGGTCATCGGACCTCCTCCAGACGCACGAGAACCCGTGTGCCACCGGTCTATGGGCATACGGGTTCTTGAGGTGATTGGACAGCGATTTCGCACCCGTTGTCAACTACCTGGCGTCGTAGGCGGCGTGTCAGGGGCGCTGGCTAGTCGTCGGAACTGTTCAGCCGGTCGAGCGCGAGGTCGATGTGCCGACGCCCGGTCGGGGTGCTGATCCCGGCGTGCTGTGCGTCGTGGAGAGCCTGCGAAACCAGTCGGAACCGACGCCGCTCGGCACGAGCCGCGTACGCGTCACGCTCGAGCTGCTCGATGTAGCCGACCAGGATCTTTAGCCAGCGTGGAGCCTCGATGATCATCGTGACCGCGGTCTGGTCGGCGACCTGGCCCACCAGCGACCCGGCCCGTGTGCGGATCACGGTCCCGGACGAGGAGCGTCCTTGCGTCAGGGCCGTCGGGTCGTAGGTGAGGCCCTCGATCTCGCCGCGGATCTCGGCGAGCAGGATGCGCATGCGGTCGGAGATCTCGCGTCGTGTCGCCATGGCTAGATGCTCGCATCACGCGCCGACGCATCAGGCCGGTATGGCGTCGCGGTCCTCGGCAACGTGGCGGATCACCAGCAGCCGGAACGCGGAGTCGTCCAGGTCACCGGCCTCGGTGACGGGCAGCTGGCCGAGCAGCTCCTTCTCGACCGGCTCCTCGACGGTGAACCCGCCGCCGGCCAGCTCCTCAAGCACTGCCTTCGCGGCGTCTCGGACGGCCTTCCTGGCTCGGGCTTCGGCCGCGGCGATCGCGCGGTCGCGTGCCTTGTTCGCCTCGTCGGCCACGTCGGGCCAGAACACCAGCCGCTGCCCGTTCGGGTGCGAGAGCAGCGTCCCGTCCGGGAGCTCCTCGTAGGACCAGGCGCAGCACCAGGCGACCTTCTCCCGCTGTGCCCACTTCCGCACGGTGGTCGCGAACACCGGATACCCGACCAGCGTCGTCGCGGCGTCGGCGGCGAGGGTGATGTCGGTCCACCCGTAGGCCTGCAGCGAGGGGATCTCGACGGTGTCGCCGGCGATCAGGGCCCGGTCGGCTAGGTCGCGGCGTACGGCGTTGGCGTACTCCCCGGGCGTGTAGGACATCCGGCACGATGGGCATTCCCAGGAGATCCCGGGTCGCGGGTCGGCGACGCCGCCCTGGTCGCACCGGTCGCACGGCATCCGCGCGGCCGCGACCTCCATCGGCGACGGCAGCCGCGCGGCGTCGAGCTCGGCGTCCCAGGCTGGCAGACCGTACGAGCGCAACACCGCCAGCCACGCCGCGGGGTCCTGGCGGTCGCGGAGCCGCTCAGCGAGCGCCATCCGCGCCGGCGTCTTGTGTCGGCACCGCTTCGGGTCCCGGATCCGGCGCACCAGCTGGTGGCCGCATTCGAAGCACGCGATGCCCTCGTCGTCGCCGGACTCGTCGTGGAGGACCTGCTCGAGCTGGACGCGGACCTTGCCGATGTCGCGGGCGAACTCGGGGAACTCCGGTGCGACCACGAGGATGCTGTCGCGCCACTCCGGCCCGGACTGGGAGATCTTGGTCAGGTGCCCGTCGAGGTAGCCGAGCGCGCGGGTGATGGTCGCGCGGCCGTCGCGGGTCTGGTCGAGCCATCCCGCCCAGGTTTCCTCCCAGCGGGCGAGCACGGTCAGCGGCGGGATGGGGTCGCGGGGGCGGTGGATCTTGGTGAACTCGGCGACCGCCAGCGCGTTCGACACCAGCAGGTCGGCCGGCTCGACCTGCGGGCCCATCAGGACCATCGCGGTCGCGCCGGGGATTCGCGCGGACGCCCAGGAGAGGCCTTCGGCGTCGACGGCCTGGCGGCGCAGCTGGCGGCACAGGTCGCCGATCTCGGTGAGGTCCTCGCGTACGGCGCCGACACAGTCGGGGCAGGTCTTGGGGTTGGCGTTGTCGAGGTGCTTGCGGCCGCAGACCCCGCAGTGCGGTTCGAGGCACTGGACG